TACTCACTTTCCATACCTAAAAAATGAAATAAAATTGCTGTATAATGAATTTTATTTGATTTGGAGGATGTATGAAAACATATATTGGAATTGACTTAGGTGGTACAAATGTACGCGTTGCGAAGGTGACAGAATTTGGTGAAGTGCTATCCCAAGTAAAGGGCCCATCATTTGGTATGGAAGGACCAACAAAGGTCATGTCTAACCTCAAGGAAATGGTGAGAGAGATTCCAGGGTGGAAAGATTGTTCCGCAATTGGTGTAGGTGTACCAGGACCAGTTGATAAGAAGTCTGGAAGTATGGTATTAAGCACAAACTTAAAGGGATTTACGGGATATCCACTTGCGGATGAATTATCCAAGGAATTTGGTATGCCTGCATTTGTGGATAATGACGCAAACGTAGCAGGACTTGCAGAAGCTTTGGTAGGTGCTGGTAAAGATAAGAGGGTTGTTTACTATGTAACAATTTCTACTGGTATTGGTGGGGCTCTAATTGTTGATGGAAAGACAGTAAGTGGTAAACATGGTTTTGGTGGTGAAATTGCGAATATTATTATTGACCGTGACCGTGAAAAGTTTAATAACCTAAATGCTGGTGCCGTTGAAAATGAGGCTAGTGGTACACATATCACACGTAAGGCGAAAGAAGTAATCCAGGATAAGGAAATCTTGCATGCAGGTAATGTATTTGATTTAGCTGATGCAGGAGATGAAAGAGCTATCAAGATTGTTGAAGAAGCCACAAAGGATTTAGGTCAAATGTTTGCGACAATCGCATGTATTTGTGACCCAGATATCTTTGTTATCGGTGGTGGTATGACAAAATCTGCGGATAAGTTCTTGCCAGCAGTGATTGAAAACTACAAAGCAATGTCTCATACAGCCTTGCATAACACACCATTTGTGATTGCGATGCTAGATGAACCTGGCATTATCGGTGCAGCAATGTTACCGATGAGTGAGGGTATTTAATAAAGGAGTTTTATGTTTCATATTTCCGATTGTAAGAAATATACGCGCTGTGCCCGTTTGTTTGCGAATGAAATGCAAGCGGAAAAGAGAAAGTTTCAGCCATTTGTAAGATTGGATGAAGAGGTTAGTGAGCTAGCTTGTACTAAGCTAGGTGTAACTAACCATTTTCTTGGTAAACAGGGTGATGACGCTAGCTTAGCTATGAGTGCTTTACAGGAATATGACTGGCTTGTTAAAGCGCGTTTTGAATACAAACAATTACGTATTAAAGCACCATTCTTACATCGAAATGATGATGGATGGGATTTATATTTCTTATATATGTATGCACTACTTATATATCTATATTTCTTATTATTCTTATACTTCTTTATATTCTTATCTTTCTTATATTCTTATATTGCTGTTAGTTCCCTGTTAGTTCCCTGTTAGGTCCCTGTTAGATTCCCTGTTAGATTCCCTGTTACCCTGTGAGTCTGTGGCTTGATATTTTGCGTAATTTACTATCGTTATAAGCCTTCCACACCCTGTTAGTTCGTCTGTTATTTCCCCTGTTAATTTTAGGTGATTTAGTGCAGTGCGTACATTCATGCATGTTAAACCTGTATTTTTAGATAGCGATGGTAAGGATTCAAGAACTTGACCTTTTTTTATTTTGATTGTTCTAAATTCTTGTTCTTCATCCAGCCAACTAGCACGCAATAACAGATAGTGCCACAAGTGCGCAGTATTAGGGTCTTTAAACCATCTCCAGTTCAGCAGCGAACGATGTTCCTTAATCCATCCACTATCATTTCTACTCATACTTCACCTCTTAGAACGGCAAATCATCGGGACTTACATCTACATTAGGAAGACAATCAAAGTCTGACATTTGCTGTGGCTTTGGTTCCTGTGTTGGTTTAGGAGCATATGTTTGTTCCTGCTGTCTTGTCTGAGTGCTGTGTAACAAATTGACTGAATTAGCTAATACTTCAACCACATACACCCTCTGACCATCACGATCATAGCTGCGTGTCTGTAGCCTTCCTTCAACGCCAACTGTATCGCCTTTGTGCGCGTAGTTTCCTAGGAAATCAGCACTTCCACGCCATGCTACACAGTTAATAAAGTCTGCTGATTGTGTACCACTGTTCTTTTGCTCTGCAGACAATCTTCTATCACAAGCAACTGTGAACGATGCAACGGATAATCCGCTTTGTGTTCTTCTTAACTCAATATCTTTTGTGAGTCTTCCAACTAAAACAACACTATTAATCATTGTTGACTCTCCTTATTAACTTCCGACAATCTCACTACAACTCTAGAATTGTCATCATATGCTTTGTATACATACAACTCTGTTACCTGCTTATCATCCAAGAATGCTAAGCCATTCAAGCTATCAAGAATAATCTTGGCAATGTTATCGGAATCAGGCTTCACAGTTGGTAGCAGCTTGCATGCAATCGCATCACGCTGTTTTTGTTTTGAAAATGATTTTGGGATTGGAAAGTAAGCAAGTATCTGAACCTTTAATGCTTTATCAGTTGGCTCATATCCAATCGGCAATGATTCCTGTGCACAGAATCTAACTTTTTTCTCATAATCTGCAGTATCTTTTGGGGTATAAGTGAAACCACGCTTTGTAAAACGTGGTCTCCCTTTTCCCTTTGGCTCACCAGGAACTGTAATGATGATGTCATTCATGGATTTCTCCTGTTTCTGCATCAATCACCGTATCAAAATGAATTGCGTCTTCATCTTCTGTATTATTGATAGAAGGTTGTACCGTCATGTCATTCTCATATGCTGTCTGCATATCAATAGACATAATTCCCCACTTAGAAATTAGTTGTCTTAACATTGTTTTTTGAGCCATACCATCGAAGTCCTTTTCCCAAAATGTGTACCCCTTGTGTGCTCTATATCCCATACTGTATTTTTCGGCATGTGCTACCATCTTCTCTTTTGACCAGTAAATAGATTTTTTAAATCCATTGATAAGCTCCAATGTTGCATAATATCCGATTGTAGGTGCCTTTTCTCTTTCAACTTCATCGCTAATTAGCTCTACTTTGATTTCTTCATCAAGTGCGTTATAACTAACTAATTCACCCTCCTTAATAGGTAATACGTTAATGCGTTTGTACTGACCGGATCTGATTGCTAGCTGCAACATTCCTTTATAACCAAGTTGGAAAGTAGCTACCTTACCTTTATTTTTATCGTTAAACGGCACCATGTAATACTGTCCTAATTGTGGTGAAGGTGATAACTTTAAGCTTTCACCGAGTAATGCTGCGCTAATGATTGACATTCCGTCACACTCTCTTAACTGAGCATTTGTACTAACCGCACTAATAAGTGAAGATGTGAATGTCTTTGTCTTCATAGCATCTCCAAGCGTTCCAGATAAACTATGTTGTACTGCATCGGATTTTAATAATGCACTGAATTGTAATTTCTTTGCGTTTGCTACTGCATTCGTTGTTTTATTTGTTGCTGGTACAGATGGTGTAACTGCCTGTTTAATTTCTGTCATAATGTTTTCTCCTTGATTTTTGTTATTTTGAATACTCTTGATTGAGTTGTTTTTAGATATTTTTGGTAAATATCTGGATGCTCACTTTCTAATCGTTTGGCATCGATTGATGATCTATTTTGCGTTTTCCATGAGACTTTGTACGCAGCTGTGAATCCGCCTTCGTGCTCGCCAATCTCTGCTTTAATTTTGTTTTGATACTCCGCTTTAATTTTGTTCAAAGCATCTATCTGTACATCTACATCTTGAATTGATTGTAAGCATTGTGTGACTGTGCTTGAGTAGCTTAGATCAATCACATCTTGTGTATCGTCTGAATATCGTTTCTGGAGCGCGTTAGATGTGCTTTCTGAACCATCTATCTCTGGGGCAGTATTATTTACCACCAACTCCCAAAACGCTTGTTCTGCACTTAATAATGCATCTATATGCTCGTCATTTCGGTCAATCTGTAGGATATGGAATTGTGTATTGTCTTTTTTAACTGCGATATACCATTTCTCACACCCTGTCAGCATCATGTAATGCATGCATTGCCAGTAATATTGAGGCGGTATCTCTCCATCCTGATATGCTGTCTTATTCCAGGCGGATGTTGTCTTACACTCCAAACCAGCATTTTCTCCAACGACCATGCGATCAACATGCCCAGCTAAGAATGGATATTCTTTGCAAAGGTATGTCATGTTAGAACGTCGTACAGATTTGCCCGTTTCTAAACAGAAGCGCTTAGCTACGATTTCCTCTTCTTCTGTGCCAAACCAAACCTGTAGCTTATCGCTAATATCATCTGGTTCAAGCTGTCCGGTTTTCTCTAGCCATAATTCATATTGAGATTTCCACGGATTGACATTCATGATTGTTCCTGCATCACTGCCACCAATAAACTTATGTCTATCCTTTGCTGGATCTCCGCTAAATGGCTTTCTATAAAGTGTTAATTTCTCCATTTGATTTCCTCGTATTTCTTATTCCAATTGAGTTGTGCGTTCTCCATTGCTTCATCAAACATCTCTTCATATTTGTCTTTTTCAGGAGTGATAAATGATGGGAAATCTTCTTCTATAATCACTAGATCACTCTTCGTCTTCTGTATCATCTTCTTTTTCCTCTATATCCTCCGATGAGCAAAATGGGCATACTGGATAAGTCCGATAAGAATAATCGTGATATCCCTTTTCCCATTTCATATCGTCATCTGCAAATGTTCTGTGGCAGTGTTCGCAATACATTTCCATTAGTCGATACCTAGAACGAACGTGATGAACTTTACGAATAAAGCTGCGTAGAAAATACAAATGCTTAATTTGAATGCTTTATCACTGTATTTTTTTGTTTTCATTGTTCTACCCTTTCTAAAAAAGTGTTAATTGTTCCTGCTCCTTATCGCTTATTTCTTGTGTGCTTGGAGCTTTAAAAGTTTCGTAGATGAATTTATCAAGCTTATCTTCAATGCGTCTTCTACGTGCTTTCATTCGCGCAATATCAGCTTCTAACTGCTCTATGTCAATATTTTCCTTTTCTTGCGGAATTCTCGGTATAGACCATACGTCTTCCGGATTGGTTATTATTTCGCTGAATTTTACTTGTTTTGTCTTACAGTCATAAATTTCTTTTTTGACATCAACATACTTTTTACTTTTTTGCAGTACTAAGAAAACGATTGCG